CTGTGGAAGATGATGAACTGCCTGTAATACATTTGGTGAAAGCCTGGGAGAAACCTGCGGACGCTGACGACAACTGGCGTGTAGACATTCTCGATGCTGAAAACGCTATCCGAGACTTCTGTGCCCGTTACAAAGTCCGTGAAATAGACTGCGACCCGTTCCGTTGGCAACGCTCTATGGAAGTGTTAGCGGACGAAGGATTACCGATTGTTGAATACCCGTCCACGTCTGCCCGCCGAATGGTAACCGCTTGTGCAAAGTTTTATGACGCTGTGCAAGAGAAACGACTCATCCATGACGGCAACCCACTACTCGCAAGACACTTAGATAACGCTGTAATCAAGATGGATAACCTCGGCCCGCGTATTGTTAAAGAGAACAGAAATTCCAATCGAAGGATTGACGCTGCTGTTGCTGCGGTTATCGCATTTGACCGAGCAGTGAGTAGTAGAATGGAAGAGCAGATTATCCCAGAGTTTTTCTCTTTTTAGGCGGTCAAGATGGTAGCTACGATTCTCCAAATTGTCGGTGTCACAGTTATTGCTGTTGGTGCTGGCCTTATTTACCCACCATTAGGTGTTGTATTGGCTGGGGTTAGTTTAGTAATTTTTGGTTTGGCTATGGAGAGAAGTAAGTAATGCTTGGTCGTTTAAGTAATGGTAGCGAAGAAGAACGTGTGCTTTCTTTTCAAGCCATTTGGGGTTCGGGTGATTCGTTAGGTAACACTAGCGAAGCTGGCGTAACAATAAACGCTGACACTTCGTTTAACAATGTTGCGTTCTTCGCTGCAGTAAACCTAATCTCAGGAAGCATCTCTACCCTGCCTGTAGATTGTTTTGTTCGCCGTAACGGTAGCCGTGTTCCTGTAAGACCTAAGCCTGCTTGGGTAGACCGCCCAGACCTTGACCTTGTAACAGGTCAGGCTCACTGGCAACAGGTTCTAGTGTCGTTGCTGGTTTACGGTAACGCTTATGTGCGTGTGTTCCGTGACAAGAAAACTTTGGATGTTGTAAATCTGGTTGCTCTTGACCCGAACATTGTGACTGTTAGCCGTGGCCCTGATGGTCGCAAAATTTACACTTACTCTGGTGAACCTGACAAGGCTTTAACTTCGGATGATGTGTTGCACATTGTAGATGTTATGTTGCCTGGTGCTCTCAAAGGTAAGGGTCGCATTGATGCTCTTGCTGACAGTATCGGTTTGGGTATTGCGTTGCAGTCATTCGCAGCTCGTTTCTTTGGTGGTGGCACACAGACTGCAGGTATCATTGAGTTCCCTGGCAACCTACAAAAAGAACAAGCGAAAGCATTGGTTGAAGGTTTTGATTCAGCTCACCGCGGTTTCCGTAAAGCACACCGCACAGGTATTCTTTCTGGTGGGGCAAAATGGGTTCGTACCACTACTGAGAACAACGCTAACCAGTTCTTAGAGTCTCGTGAGTTCTCTGTGTTGGATGTTGCTCGTGCGTTCCAAATCCCGCCACATATGTTGGGTGTTACTACTGGTTCTCAAGCTCGTGCATCTGTTGAGCAGTTGGCGATTGACTTTGTTACTAACGGTCTACGTCCACACATTGAAAAACTTGAACGTGCCTACTCAACTTTGTTACCAAATCAGGAGTTTATCAAGTTCAACATTGATGGTTTGATTCGTGCAGACTTCTCTACCCGTATGCAGGGTTACAGCATCGCCATTCAGGGTGGTTGGTTGAACATTAACGACATTCACCGTTTAGAGGACTTGCCACCTGTTGAGGGTGGAGATGTTTACCGTGTGCCTTTGGCTAACGTAGATTTGGCTGCAGCAGATTTGGTTGCACAAGAAAAGCAGACTGCTATGGCTACTAAACTTATTCAGGTTGGTTTTGACCCTGCCGAAGTATTAGCGGCGTTTGACTTGCCTGCTATGACTCACACAGGTATCCCGAACGTGCAGCTACAGCCGTTACAAAACCTTGACCCTAATGACCCACTAGGAGCTTACGAAGCATAATGGCTATTACAGCAGGTCGGATGACTGTCACTACTACAGCGACACAAATTGATGGCAACAGTGCTGGATGGTCTCATTTTCATGTCAAAAACATGGATACGACAAAAGATTTATTTGTTGGCCCTAGCACTGTAACTGCAGAGAATGGTTTTGCGGTTGCTAAGTTAGAATTTTTTGAGTTTGATATCCCGCCTGGCGATTCAATTTATCTTATTGCAGCATCGGGAACTGTTGAAGTTGCTTGGTTAAGGATTAACGCATAATGCCTTACTACATTACTGATGAAGGTCAAGACTGTTCTGGTTGGGCTACTGTTACTGAAGAAGGCACTGTTATTGGTTGCCACAAAACAAAACAGGATGCTATAGACCAAATGGTTGCTGTAAGTATTACTGAAGGTCTTGAACCTGGTGGCACTTATGAACCTAGAGCTGTTGATGGTGGCACTTATAACCCGCCTGCTGGTGTTCAGAACGCTGCTAAGAGGGCTTTAAAGTGGATTAGCGAGGGTCTTGCTGGCGATGGCTTTACTGCTGTTGGTCGTGCTCGTGCCGTTCAATTAGCGTCTGGCAGGTCGGTGTCAGCTGCGGTGGTAAACAAAATGATTTCGTATTTTGCTCGGCACGAAGTTGATAAAAAGGCTGAAGGTTTCTCTGCAGGGGAAAAGAACTTTCCGTCTCCTGGTCGTGTTGCTTGGGATGCTTGGGGTGGAGATGCTGGGCAAACTTGGGTGAATGGTTTGAGTTCTAGGGCCGATAACAAAATCCAGTTATCGGAGACTAGAATAGATAGTGGTAATTCTAATGATGAGGTTGTTGTGAATACAGACATTATAAAGACTGAGAACCGTTGGTTGTCTGTCGCTAACGGCTTGATTAGTCGCCTATCCCCTATCCACGAAGCTCCTGTGAGCGAGGAACGTGGCAAGAAGATGGAAACTCGCATCAATCACTCTGAGGTTGAGTTCCGTGAGGTTGAAGATGGCAAGGGTATGACTTTTGAAGGTTACGCATCTGTTTTCAACAGCCCTAGCGAACCTATTGGTGGACAGTTCACTGAGTATGTAAAGCCTGGTGCGTTCAAGCGTAGCCTTGACGCTCGCAACGATGTGAAGTTGTTGTGGAATCACGACACTGGTGAAGTTTTGGGTTCAACCCGTGCAGGCACTCTACGTTTGGTTGAAGACTCACACGGCCTAAAGGCTGTTGCTGAATTGCCTAACACTCAGCGTGGTCGTGACACTGCCGAACTGTTACGCCGTGGTGACGTTGCGAACATGAGTTTTGGTTTCAGTGTTCCAAAGGGCGGAGACTCTTGGAGCGACAACGGTGGCACTCGTGAGCTGCACTCGGTACGCTTGCACGAGGTAAGCATTGTTGCCTACCCCGCCTACCTTTCTAGCACCGCTTCGGTTCGTGCTGTAGAGTTCAGTGCAGACGACTTGGCTGAAAGCCTAATGCTTTTGGAGAATGGTGAAGATTTGTCTGAAGAACAAGCACAAATGATTATGGATGTTGTTGGCAAACTTGTAAAGACGGACAGTATGGATGTTTCTACTGACCCTGCAGAACCTTTGGCTATGATTCCTTTGTCGGATGGTTTGGATATGCCTGAAAGTGATATGCCTGAAGTTGAAGATTCTGGTGAAGCGGATGGTAGTAAGATTTCAGTTGAGGTAGAAATAGAACTGAATGGTTCTAATTTGGATGTCAAGAAAAAGAATCTTGACCTATTGATGAAGAGGTTGTAACATGGCTACTAAGAACGAAATTGAAGCAGCAGTAAAGATTGTTGGCGATTTTGCAGGAAACCCTGAAAGTGGTATTATTGCAGAGCTGCTTAGAGACTTGAAGAAGTCTTCTGAAGTTTCGGTAGATGCTGTTGAAAAGCGTGTCACCGATATCAAGGAAACTCGTTAGTTTTTTCCCTTCTTCTAACGAGATGTGCCCCGTCAGGCTTTTCCCCCATTTTCCCTGACGGGGTTTTCCCTTTTTTTGGGGGTAGAATTGTTTGTATTGGTTGAGTGTCAGCACCACCATAGTCTGTTCAGTGTTAGCACGAATAGATGACTAATTTATTCGCTATTTATGAAAGGACATATTATGTCTGAAATTCTAAAGTCAGCGGTTGAAGAGCGTCAGAAGCTATGGCACGAAGCAAAGGCCGTCATTGACGGTGCTGAAGCTGAGGGTCGTTCGCTTTCAGGTGAGGAAGAGTCAAAGTACCAGACCCTTTCTGCTGAGCTCGACAAGCGTGCAGCATTTATTGAAGAGTACAAAAAGACTGCAGAGCGTGAAGCTCGTGCAGCAGAGGCCGCTGAAGGCTTCCTAGCACCTGTAACCCAGGCTGCTGCGAAGAGCGATGCAGACCACATCCGTGCTCTAGCCCGTGGAGAAGTTCGCTCGTTTGAGTTCGGCAACGAACAGCGTGCCATGTCTCCATCAACTACTGGTGCTCCAATCCCGACCAGTTTCTACAACCAGATTATCGAAATTGCTAAGTTCGCAGGCCCAATGCTTACGACCTCAACAATGCTTCGCACTGCAAGTGGAGAAAACCTACAGATTCCATCACAGGCAACCTACTCAGCAGGAACTATTGCTCCTGCAGGTTCTGTTCTTGGAACAAGCGAACCAACCTTCAACGCTTTCACCACTCTTGGTGCATGGAAGTATGGTGGACTAATCACTGTAGCTCGCGAACTAATCGAAGACAGCGGAGTAGACCTAATCGGTTTCCTTTCTGACCAGATTGGTGTTGGCCTCGGTTCTTCGGTAAACGCAGGTCTAACCCTCGGTACTGGAACTGTTCAGCCTAACGGTATCGTAAACGGTGCTGGTTCGGCTACCACTGGTGGCACTGGTGTTTCTGGTGCTTTCACTGCAGACAACCTAATTGACCTTGTATACAGCCTAAACACTGTTGCTCGCAAGCGTCCAGGTGCTGGTTTCCAGATGAACGCTCAGGGTATCGCTAACGCTCGTAAGCTAAAGGACACTGCTGGAAACTACGTTTTCAGCCCAGCTCTTTCGGCTGACAAGAACGACCTACTTCTTGGTTACTCAATCTATGAGAACCCAGACATGGCCGCTCCTGCTGTTGGTGCAAAGTCGGTTATCTTCGGTGACCT